AACCAAGACCGTAATGACCAAAGATGCCAACGGGAATGAAGTACCTACATTCGAGATGGTCTACTCAGCGTACGACCCGAAAGCATCGGCTCCGCTATCTCAAGCTACGATTCAACAGTGGGATAAAGACGGACTTTTCAAATACCACCCCGAGTACAAAGACATTGTCAAAACTGGTAAGGTTCTGAGCGCCGACCAGTTTACATCTCTGGACCAGCAAGCGCAGAATTTTGCCAATCAGAGTTTGGCCCAAACCAAGAACGATTTGGAAGTTGAGCACGTTAAAGCACAAATTGGGGAGGCGAAAGCAGCCATCTCGGCGCACCAAGCTACGACACGCAGAGAGAACCTATCCACTTCTGAAATGGCTACAGAAGACGCTCGGAAGAATCGCGAAGAAAACGCATGGAAACACCTCGCAGCCGCTGGAAATGATCCGTCTAAGATAAGTGCGGAAGACCGAGTCGTCATAGGACGAGCCTCCGCTCCGGTAGCGGCTTCCGCTCTTGCGGGGATTAAAGTCGCTGCCCAAGAAGCACAAAACGGAGATGCCGACGCCAAATCACAACTCCCCGAATTGTGGAAGCAGTACAATACTTTGAGTAGGTTAGCGAGTTTCTCAAATGAAACCTCATCTGGAGCGGACCCCGCTGTCTCCGCTGCTGTGACTCGTCTCAAGGGTCTCCCCCAGCCGCAGATAGATCAGGCTCTTGCAAACCCCGCCATCACTCCCGCACAGAGGGCCGCAATTCGACAAGGATTAGGTCTTTCTTCTGGAGCTTCTGGAGTCGATGCCGACAGTTTCCGGAGCCTATCTCCGCATGACCGCGAGATGGCTTTAGCGGCATCTAACATCCCACTCGCCGATGAAGACCGCATACGTCGCTCCCTAGGGGTAAGTACCCCAGATGACTCGAAATACGCTAACGATTTAGTCGTTCAACGTCAAATCAAAAAGATGAAAGGCCAGTCTCCGAAACAAATTGCGGACAGGCTCTCCGATTTTGATCTGACTCCTGGACAGCTTGAGGCCATCGCGCGCGGCGTTAAACGAGCACAGTAAGAAAAGGAATATGAATGCCTACAACCCCTGATTTGAGTGATCTTTTCGGTGGCCACACCCCTTCGACCCCCAACACCAGTGCGCCCGACCTGAGCGATCTGTTTGGGGGTTCGTCGTCTCGTGCTTCTGTTCCCGTCGCCGCTTCTCCCTCTCCGTCCGGAGCCGACCTAAGCGACCTATTTGGTGGACCCAAGCCAACCTCTTCTGCCGAGTCTTCGGCCCCAAAATTCGACTACCAAGACCCGAATAAAGGGTGGATAGAGAGAGGATGGTCGTGGCTAAATACGCCTTTAAGTGAGAGTTTGTTCGGCCTTCCCGAAGATCGCCCCGGCGCAAACGGACTAGAGCGCGGCGTAGAACACATTGCCAGCGGGTTTACAAGTCCTCTGTCGCTCGCCCTGACGGCGGCAACTTTTGGCTCGGGAGGTCTGATCGAATCGTCCGGCATGACAGCGCTCAAAGAAGCCGGACTCTCCGCCACCGAAATCGCAGATGCGGTTAAGGGATCACAAGCGGCTCTAGGCGCTCTCAAGGAAGCCAAGTCAGTAGAACCAGCCATCCAACAAGCTCTGGAAGCAGGAGGCCACGATATAGGACTTCTAGACAGGGCTAGAAAACTCGTGTCTCCGCTAAACCGGGACGCAGAGTTTGGAACACCTGCGATCCAAAACGCCCTGAAAGAGTCTGGAAAATTCTCCCCCGAAGAACTTGAAGCTCTGGGTAAAGCCGGAGATACAGTAGCCGAAGCCAAAGCCGGGTTCCATCCAGTCGAAGACGCCGTGCGCGAAACAGGAGCAGATGTGGACGTTTGGAAACGTGCGCAAAAGGCCCTTTACGACAACGGTCTGACCGAGCAAGACCTGCTATCCAAGAACATGCTAGAAAACGGCGCATTCCAAGTCCTGCGCCACACAATTCCTGATTTGCCTGTCGCATCTACCGCTCGAATGGCCAAGACAGCTAACGCTGTTTTGAATGCCGGATTTACCCTCCAGCAGTTTGAGACAGCGGCGGCGATGTCTCCTCGCTTCCTCGACGCCCTCAAAGAAGGGGATACCGACAAAGCTTGGGAATACGGAACGGAAGCCTTTGCGGGCGGAGCTTTGGGAATCCTCGGGACGCCTCACGCTCTCCACGCAGCGGGAGAACTGTTCAAGCCTCTTCTTGAGACTGACAAGTTCCGGCCCAACGACGAGTTCTTGGCGATGGACCGGGCCAACAAGGAACGTGAAGTTCAACACGCGGTCGGAGAGCAAGAATCCATCAATCTGGACAACCGTGTTCGGAAAATTCTCGGGCACGAAACCCCGGGGTTCATGGAAAAGGTGTTTGGCCCAAATGCCGATGTAAAAGCACAGAAAGCACTTGAACTCGCTTCTGTATTTCATCAGGTGGTTACTGGTGGAGACCGAGCTAAAGCGGCGCAGTGGTATAATGCTTTAGCAGAAGCCGATGGAAAAGAGGATAGAATTGAGAATCCTGACAAAGCTGGAAATACAGGAGTATTGGCAGAATCGACACGAGAGTCTGGAGGAACTGAGGGGGAAAACAAAACTAGTCCGAATAATGGACTTCCCGACAATCTACCCCAACTCATCGCCGACAACAACTTCAAAGCACTCCCCGATAGCTATAAAGCCACTGTCCTAGACTCCCTCAAGAGGGTGGCCAACGGAGAACTATCTGACCGAGAACTTGAAGTAGCCAAAGCTCTGAGAGACGAGCAGGCTCGCAACCTCCAAATCGGGTCGTCTAACGATCTACTGCACTCATTTGTCCAAGACTACATGACCCGTACCTACAAGGACCTAAATCCTTTGGGAAAGGTTATCGCATCCGAAGCCAAGCAAGGCAAGTTCGCTACAAATGTTACGATGGCTCGTCAGCGTGTGTATGATTCGCACCTAACTGCTCTTTTGAAATCCCCAAAGCCAATTGATTTTGACCCCGTGTCTGTGACGGCCAAAGGTCGCGGAGAACTCATCAAGGCAGCAGCCAACAAGCAGCTAATTGATACTCTCCGAGACTCCTTTACTCGTGGATCAGATGGTCGTCCTGCGGTAGTACTCTCAGGACAAGGCCAAGTTGTGTCCGGACAAAACGGGGAAGATCCCAAGACCTTCATTGATCCAAACCGGGTTCGTAAAATCAACATTGCAGATTCAGTAGTCCAGCAACTGGACAAATCGGGAGATCTTCAGAGATTCTTGGACGAGGGTACTATCCAGGACCTGACCCCTTGTGTCCGTCCATCCAATATCCAAGCAGCTATCGAAAAACTGGAAGAACAAGCCGCCAGAAAAGAAGCTCAGTACGACGAAGTTGGAAACAACAAGCTCTCGACCGACATCATGTATTTGAAGGCGATGGCGGCTAATAAGGACTTCTCAGGACTCAAGGAGTTTAACGACGCCCAGAAGAAGGTTTATGCGTGGTCCCCACAAGATTACGTAAATCTGAACAATAGTGCCCTGAAAGGGTGGAATTTTGTAACTAATGATTCGGCTGGGCACAATATTTTGGTTCGATCAGAGATTCTTGCACACCCCGAATTTGCCGAGTATTTGAAAAATCGTTTGGGACTAGATGAGGGGGTAAAAAACCCAGTAGGGAAAGCTCTGCTCGGAGTAGGGACAAAGCTAAAAGAAACGCTGCTTTCTCTATCTCCATTCCACTTAGTACAACTCGCACTAAGAGGCGTTTTAACTGGAGTTAATCCTTTCACTCTCCACGGTCCTGATATCATCGACGGAGCTAAGATAGACCCAACCGACCCCAACTCTCCTACTAAAATAAGGAAGATGGTCGAGAACGGTTTCACCACGGGAACTGACTATCGAGGCCAGCAGGAATTCTCCGAGGGTGTTTCTTCTTCAGGAGAGCACAGCCTCATGCGTAAAGTTCCAGTAGTGGGACCTATCCTAGCCAACGCAATGCAGTACCAAACGGACTTCATCTTCAAGAGATTCTTGCCCGCCATAAAAGCAACAGCAGCAGAAAAGCTGTTTGACGACTATCGGGCTAAGTATCCAGACTGGTCTGTAGACAGAGTCGCTAAGTCGGCTGCTTTGCATTCTAACGAATCGTTTGGTGGAATTAATTGGCGAGCCATGGGCAGAGCCGCCTCGTCGCAGAACGCAGCTCGTGCAGTTCTTCTTGCGCCGGACTGGCTCGAATCCGAGCTTCGTAGTGGGGCTAGATTATTCAACAAGGACGAAGGAGCTATTGGTCGCAGGCAGGTAGCTATCATGGCCGGTTCTATGTGGGCTATAGCTCGTATTCTTAACACGGTAACAACCGGCAACGCCCACTACGAAGCTCCGTTTTCTCTGGCAACTAAGTCAAAGGATGGAAAAGAAACTCTGTGGTCTATTCGAGTACTTCCAACGGACCTTCTTCATGCTGCGGGCTCACCTGTAGACTTTGTCAAAGGAAGGTTGTCTCCTACTATTCATCTAGGACAAGAGGTTCTATCCGGTCGCGATAATTTCGGGAGAAAACTAGCTCCCGAAGATTTGTGGGCCGACGCATTTAGGCAAATGATGCCAATCCCGGTACAATCAATTGGTCAGGCAGTCTCTGGCACCGGCCCTGAAGTAGGAAACGCTGGTCAGGTTTGGAAGGCGATAGGCGGTACAGCAAGAACTTACCAAACACCAGCCCAGAAATTAGCAGCAGAGTTGGCGGCAAATCACAACGAAGATGGAGTTGTGGACCCCAGTCAACAGCAGAGACACAGATTGGTTATGGATATGGAAGACCGCGTCCGGACGGGAGATATGACCTACCCTGATCTAATGAAGCTAACCTACGAAACGGACCAACTGAAGGAATCGGAGTTGAAGAAGATACAGCAGAATCTTTCCAAAACTAAAGGAATGGATTCCTCGATGGCCTCTTTGTATACTCGCGCTTCTCGTTTGCCCGCCGCAGAATATCTAAAACTTCTAGATCAGGCAAATATATCAGAGAAAGCGGCCTTGGTTCCTTTGACTCTCCAAGTTCAGAGAAAATATCTGACTAAGGCAAAGAAAGACATGACTCCAGAGGAGAGGATGAAAGACCCGGTGTTTCAGACTCTCTTGAGACTAGTGCCGCAGCAGACTCCGTCTCAGTAGCTCTAATTTTACGGTTCCTATCATTCACATAATTCTTCCAACAAGGCTTACAATAGCTCGTATACCCGCATTTCTTGTGCTTGGAAGGAACCATTTCTTCTAAAGATTTGGGAAGATGACAAACACAACAAACTTTTAGATCGCCTACCCACACGGAAGCGGACTCCCGTAAAACCAAGTTTTCCTTGACTAGACGCTTCCGTATGTTCCTTCTTGCCATCTCAAAGATTTTGGATAGATCGGATATGCTTAACCCAGATTCATACAAACGTACCAAATCTTCTCCCTTGGGGTCAACTAAAGCTTCCTTACCTTCTGATATAAGTCGTTCCTTGCGCATTATGTTATCATTTGTACGAACTTTTCGTCCCGTTTCTTTCAACCATCGGATTATAGTCGAATAATAAACACCCAACTCTTCCGCCAGTTGGCAGACGGAAGAACCTTCGTCGTACCTTCTGGCGACCTCCTCTTTTGGTATTGATATCTCCGCTCTTCTTCTAGAACCCTCGACATGTCTTCCGGAATACCCGCCCGTAGTCAAATTGTACCCGTTTTTAGTGATAAGTGAATCAAGTCTGGTTATCCATAGACTTTCAGCTTCGTCGGCTTGTTCAACCGTCTTCAGGCCAGTCTCAAGACAAGAAACAGTGAAATTTTCCACCCCATATTTGCGCATAGCCCGATAAAGAGGTCTTTCGTCTCCTCCACTGCAAGAACATAGATGCTGGAGCCAGCGAATGTGTATGGTGTTCTTTGTCTGTCCTACATAAATCTTCTCGTTGATCTGATTCGTAATCAAATAGATATCGTACACGTCGTTCTCCTGTTTTGTCCTACCCTATATTAGATGCAGTTCCTCTCAAAAAGTTGCAGCATATCGAAAATAAATCTGTGGAAAACAGAAGCCCCAATCCTCAATGTTCCGAGAGTTGGGGCTTTTCTGCGTCCATTACCTGGACTGTCTAATCTGCGTCTGGCAACCCAAACCTATGTCTCCACCCTTCCGTTCCAAACGCATCGTCCTCGTCGAATTCATCCAGCTTCGACTCGATGATGTCGTAGTGCGAGAACACGGACATCAATTCTGCCGGGGAGGCGTGCCCTACGATAGCCTTGCCCCGGATGGTGTAGATTTCCTTCTCGGTCAAAAGTTTTGGTTCTTTAAATTTCAGAGTCATCTTTCTTCTCCTTGGTTAAAAAATCGTATCTTTCCCTAATCAGATCAATCAAAACCGGATCTCGATACCCGTAGACATCCGGAATGCCGAGGTTTACAATTGGCCTCTCTTCCTCTCCTAGCATTTCCCGCAATTGCGCTTCCTGCCGGTCATCCATACATACAATAAGGTCCGCCCATTGCAACAGAACTTCATCTACCGGGACCAGCGCGAACTCTGCTGTCAGTCCCGCCGCCCGGGTGTTAAAGTTGTATGGTTCCTTCGCCAAGACAAAAGCAGCAGTAGGAGACCTGAGAATCCCGGCGGAACAAACACATAGCACTTTCTTGTAGCTACCTTGAAACGGATTTTTTGAATTCGCTAATCTGTTCATGAGAAAGTTCGCTGGCATTTTTATTATCCTTTTCAATTTCCAATTGTAGCATAGCCAGAGCCCTCCACGCAACCTTCGCACTGTGGCGGATTCCGTCTGTGTCTATTGTTCCTTTTTCCATCAGGTGCCGAAGCAATGTATCTTCTTGATCGCCAGACTTTTCTCTAGCCCAATGAAGTGGTTCTCCGCTGTTGTGTTGTTCGTTTCCAACGTAGGACAAATGGGCAACATCTGCTAAGGCGTCGGGGAAATATTGAAATAATCCCGACCACAGCGGAATCTTCTTCCTCTCAACAGGATCAGTCGGAAGCAACGACATTGTCTATCCTTTCACCTTCCAAGAAGGAGTCAAAGTCCGAATAATGGACAACTTGGGGTAAATAATGGAAAATGTTCTCTTCGCCTCCGATCACTACAATCCTCTTGCCTGTACCTAAAGCATATCCAAACTCAGCATGGCGACCGCCTCGTGGTGTTCCGATAGTGGGGTCCTCTGAAAAGAATACGAACGTGTCGGCGGCGTCGATATCTTCGAGGTCGATGTATGCGGTATGTTGGCAGAACTTAGGCGTAAACTCGTGAAGATGGGCTGTCTCTGATCCCGTCTCCTCAAGCCATCGACTCGTTACTTTGATGTTGTGTTCGAGAAGAATAGGAACCAAAGACTTGATTTCCTTCTTCCTGGAATATCTAGCAGCTAAGTATACCTTCATCATCTCCTCCAAATTGAGCCTGTCTTCGGGTCCATCCCATACTTCTCGTTACTCAAAGAGTAGGTCCGAGGTTTCCGATCCGGGTCCCTTCGAAGTGGAACCTCCACAGGTCTCGGTCCTCGACGTAGTTCACCAACATGGGTATATCTTCTGCCGGGTGGAAACAATCCCAAGCTAGACGTGCGCCGGACTTCTCCATGTCGAATTTCACAGACACGTTTTCTGGCAACTCAACTAGATCAGCTTCCGCACTCTTGTGGTGATCCAGGATTGTGATCGATTTTGCCTTCGCGGACATCTCCAAAATCACAGGACGCTTGTAGGAGAAGTCAACGAACCAGACCTCTCTGTCTGTCACATCCGGAGGGTCCTCCTGGTACTTTCCGGGATAGAATTCCCAGTCAGGGTGAACTTTCCAGACGGCCTAAGCTGCTGTGAACCCGTCAGCGCAGGGGCTGTGGTATATAACTAAAGGAACCATGTTATCCTTTCTTGTCCATTATCTGGACTTAACCAACAAAACGTCGTTCATAATATCCTCTATCGAAAAAAGGATGCCACTCGACAGCGAATCCGGCGATAGCCCCGTCGTCATTCTGCTTGATCTTCACGATGGAGTAGCCGACGTGGGCTTGTAGCCTCTTCTTGCGCATGAACATGGACTGGTCAGTAGTGCAGCCACCCTGAAGAGTATGGACCTCGCGGGGGTATCCGTAGTTGAACTTGTGGTAGTGCCCGACAAGCTCGATCTGAGGCTTCTCACCTCCCTGGTAGGATTCAACTCGCTTCTGGTCTGTATAGGAGATTGCGTACGCAGACCCGCCGCCGGGGTGGACAATCCTCATCACAGATGATCCAGACCCGAAGGATAGCTTTACGTCAGCTTCTCCATATCCGAGGTACTTCAGATCATCGCGTCCAGCGTCTTCCGCGCGCATCTGGAGATACCTTCCCACTTCTATACCTTCTCTCTGTTGGTACCAGCCCTCGTGATCGTCTCCGGCAATGTAGTGAGTTTCGATTCCATCTCGAACTGGCCACTGGTCAATCAGGTAGTCAAGTTGGTGGTCCATGCCGGGAGCCGTTAGAAGCTCAGTTTTGTTGAACCGCGCTTCTCCGTCGATCCAATTTCCGGCATTATAGACAACAGAGATTCCTTCCCGTTCGAAGTGATCGTATGCAGCTTTCAGAACATCCAGACGGGAGTGGCGATTGCAGAGGTGGTTGTCGGTAGTAAAGCCGAAGATGTGTGTCCAGTCGCCGTCGGTTCCTGATACTTCACTACTCCCGGGTTCTAGCAAGAAACTATCCCCTAGATCGTGCAGTCCATTGACAGTTGTCAATAGCAAGGCTCCGCGCGACTTCATATCGGCGATGGCTTCGGTTACCCGTTTGGGACTACAGTCTAGAGAATTGGCCAACTCTTCCGTCGAGCGAGGTCCATTTTTCAGCAACTTGCGTATTTCGTCGTGGTTTATCTGACTTGGTTCTTCTTCCACTCGGACCTCCGAAGGGGCGTCGTTCTGTTTTAGAATTCGGTTTACGGTTTTCTGGTGATAGCCTACTAAATCGGCGATATGTCGTCCAGACCATTCTGGATGAATTTCCTTCAGTTTAGCAATTGTGTTTCGATCTACTTCCGGAACCGGTGTTGTCTTAGGCATTACTTAGTCTCCTGTTTAATTTCTTCCAGCAGCCACTGGGCGGTTATAGTCTCTCCGTCTTGAAGACCTGCCGAGTAGGTGGGTAGTTCGTTGGGTGGTATTTGGTCGTTCATGGGCCGGACAGCGCGCGCCTTTAGTTTGGACACGATCTCGTTGGAAATACTATCTTTTGGATCGTCCAGATAACGGACAAATTCGTCGGTATGTGAGGAGAAGGAGTCAGTTATCCACTTTTTTCGGCCCAAGAATCTAACCAAGTACGACTCAAAAGTACGTCTAATAACAGCCGGTCTGGATGTTAATCCACATTCTTTGCACACCTCTTCGACCCCCGAAGTCGCAATCTGTTTCCAAGATACAGACTGAACGTGACCTTTGCGACAAGAAAAACCGGACCGATATTCGACAGTTGATTCAGGTTTCTGTGGAGTTTCAAACCAACTCATTGCTCCTCCTCGATATCCGCTTTCTCTGTTATTAATAACGCCGCAGACACTACCAAAGTCAGGATGCCCAACATCCAAGACCGCTGAGTAATCGCTGCAACGGCCCCACCGCCGACTACACTGGCTAGGATAGCTTCTACCGTTCGGCGTTCGAGTTTGATTTCGTGTGTCATCGGCCCTCCGCAAAGTAAACTACAATTGCCAGCAGAAGAATGAAGAGGGAAACTGCGAGGAAGATGCCCGCATCGATCCAGATAGGGCTTAGTACCCACCACCAACTCCACGTAATAAACCCCACTAGCTTGAGGGTAACGAAGATCAGGGTAAGCCATCCGCTGAGACCCATTCCTCGATAAGAATTTACTGTTACGTTGCTCATGCTGCCTCCTTGTGCTCTTCGCACCGAGGGGAACGAGAGGATGAATCGATACCGCCCTTCTTGTCGTTCTTGAAGTTCCAGACGGTTGCGGGCTGTCGGCAAACTGAGCACTTACGAGGTGTTGAGTATTCTGAAATTGGTTTAGTCATTTTGTCTCCTGTCCAGATAATGGACTTCCCTTCTGAAAGTTTTCGAGATAGTCAGCAGCGGCCCGCAGCAGAATAGGATCATCAGCGAATTTTTGCAAACCGGCATTGATTTGATATGAAAGGAGCCCCCGGACACTTGCCCGAAGCAAATCTCGTTTCACCTTTCGAACAGCAAGTGATTTCTTTGCGTTGAAACCAACATAATCAACCCCGTTGTAGGTTCCGACGGCGCTCCATCCCTCTTTTCTCTTCTCAGTGAGAATCTTGACCTTCTTCCAGGCGTGATCGTGGTCAACATGCAGACGCCGGGTTCCTGCCGGTTTTCCGCTTACCCAGCAACCCCCGTTGTTTCGTTTGGCCAACTCGTTGTACTCTCGAAGGGTGATATTATATGTCTTCTGGAGACGGCGGTCGGCGTCCTTGTCCAGTTGTACTTTGGTCTTCGGTTTTGCTTTCCTTGTCATAGACTTCCTTTACTGCACTTCCACACGGCCACAGCCGGTACACTCCAAATCTGCTGCGTTGGCTTATCGCAAGTAGGACAGCGGGGAGGCTTGGCATCTTTCTTGACCAGCTTCTCAAACTTCTCTCCGCACTCTACACACTGGTAGTTGAAGATTGGGCTCATTAGAACACCTTCGCAGCAGAGATCCCAATCAGCAACCCGACAACAAGTCCCGCCGCCGCCTCTACCCATCCAAATCCAGAATCTTCCTCTACTGAGGCATTCTGTAGCAGAGTGGCCAGTTCGTCGATCTTGTCATACAACTTCCGAACGGTAAGTCTTTCTCTAGGCATTTTGCCCTCCTATTCTTCTTTCCAGATAGCTGTTATTTCTACGTCTCTACCGTTTTGATAGTCTCCCAAAATGGAAACGAAATCTTCGACTTTGAGACTCTTAGCTTGAGTTAATGCGTCGTCCCAATCGATGGCTCGAATATCTAACCCCACATCAACCGACACCCGCCCCGTCACGTTGAATGTTTTCACCTCGGGCTGCTTAGTTTTTGTTGCCATGTTACTCCCTTCCTTTGATAAAAACAAGGCTTCCTATGGTTGTAGTTATACTGTACTGACTTGGCAGTATAGCCTCATCGAAATCTACCTTCGGAACAAAGTAGATAGCCCTGCCGGTTACGTCCGACACCAGCTTTGAAGTCACCGAATCGATCCTAGATAGTAACTGCTGGAACTGAGGGTCTCTCGTGTCGGGAAACTCGCCCGGATTTTCTTCGAGCCAATGGTAGCAGTTCTCGTAGAGGTCTCCGTCGTACCAACCAGCCGCTGCCCGGTTCAGGAACACTTGACAGACAGCCAGCATGGTCTGGTGGAGTTCGGTTTGAGCCGCGCGCCAACAGGCTAGAGCTACTTGACTCTGTTTGAAGTCTGTTACGGTCACTGGTCCTCCTGTCCATTATCTGGACTCGGCTCCGTCCAAGGTTCAACGGACTTCCGTGTTGAAATGTCTACCACCGGGGTTTGCTTGATCTCGTACCCCGGGGGCAGAAAGTATTTAGCCGCGTGTAGTTGGCAGCAGAAGGACTTCGTGACTCCTCCCTGATTGAAGATCACTAGGTACTGGGCTTCGGGAGGGGCCTGCGTCTTTCCGCTATCCACATCTTCCTTATTCCATAATAGTACCACACGTTGCCCGTTTTGTCCAGCCTTACATTCAGAATAATCACAAATTATTTCGACCGAATTTCTAATCCCCATCTTCGACCTCAAAATACTTCTTCAGGTTTTTGATCCCACGTTCAATCAGGTTGGACACCTGTCGGCGGCTGATTCCAAAATCTCCCGCAGTCTCTCGTTGTGATTTTCCATCTACATAAACGTTATATACGGCCCGATACTCGTCCAGAGGTAGACTAAGAATCGCTGCGTACAGTTCTTCGTCGGTAACCTCCGCCTTGAATTGCGGTATCTTCTCAACTTGGTGCATGATCTTGGGCAAAGAAAGCGACACTAACCTCGGACCTGGGTCTTCCTTGGTCCTTTGTGGGTGCTGTCCTGTTTTCCACAAATCTGTTATCCGGCTTCGACAAATTCTAGATACATAGGTATCTTCTCGATCCCGATCTATTCCCTTTTGTACGTGATGCTTCTTTTCGAGCAAAGCTACATAACACTCCTGGCGCATGTCATCCCTCTGATCTGCGGGGATTTTAAGCCGGGATAACACTCGCTCGATTACCGGTTTGTACTTAAGAACGTTAATGTCCATTTTATTCCTTCGGACTCAATTTTGCTGTTTGCCATCTTCTGTCTTTGTGCGCCGCATCTGGCCCCGTTTGATGGCATGACCGGCATAAAGCCTCACAATTGTCTAAACTTACTTCTCCACCAGACCCCTTCGGAATCCGTTCGTTCATTTCACCGCTTATCCAAGTGATCGTTCGTCCGCACTTTTCGCATTCAAAGTTTCCAGACAATGGATTCCAACATCTACGAAATACTTGGGTGCGAATTCCTTTCACCGCTTCTGCTTTGGTAATTTCTACCGTAGGGTAGTCTAGCCACTTCTTGTCCCGGAATATGCGGATCGGGAGACCGTTAAGACCCATTTCTACGTGGACTATTTTACTCGGCATTGCTTAGTTCTCCTTGCCACGTTCCCACACTTTCGCGTACCGCCGCCAAGAACACCTGCTTGTTCGCTTCATGCTCGGAGGTCTCCGAAGAGAGTTCGAGAATCTGTCTTCCAAGAGTCCAGAACACATCAATCTCTTTCCGCTCATCTGGAGTAGCGTAAAACCCAGGAAGCTCCAGCCACAAGCCGGTTGGATTCTCGTGTATGTGCAACAACTCATTAACCTTAACCCGAAGCTGTGCAGCCGTTACATTAGACTGTAGAGCGTAGTCCGTTATCTGGACTCTCTTTTCTACATCAATCCCTCGGTCGTATTCGTCTGGAACAATAAGAACTATCTCGGAGTGTACGTTTCCACCGTGCTGGACTAACCGTCTCAATTCGTGGGCTTTAGTAATACCGATCTCTTCCAGTTTGCTCTCGGAGATGTGGGGAATCAGGACTTCGGCTACAGAAAGGATAGCGTACGTCTGGGACCTGCGAACGCCTATCTTCTCCCTCACGTATTCCAAGTAGGACGAGAACCGTTCAAACCCCAGCGACATCCAGTACTGATTGATTTTCACGTCTCGCAGAAGAGACCCCAGCCTAGCATACGAATGCGATAGGCGAAGTTCGTGGGCACATATCTGCTCGACTAGTTCGTCGATCTCTTTGCTCTTGAGTAGGGCCTCATCCTTGTTGAGAGCAGGAAGGTATTCGGGATCGTTCACGGTTTCAACCTCGCATCTTCGTCTTCGTCACACCGCCGAAGGTCACTGAATTCTTGTACCACGTCGTCCAGAGTCTTACCCGGGAGCAACTTGCAATTCTGAATCTCACTACCGTGTATTATATCACAAGCTACTGAGTTTGCAAACAATTTATCTCCAAGAGTTGTTGGGACTGGAGTTTGAGAGACGGCGAAGCACAACACAAAAGCAAAGAGCAAGATCAAGAAGACTTTCAATATCACTTAGACTCCTTCTTACCAAGCATCGGCATAATCAAAGTAGTAACGTTCCCGGACTCCAGTCGCACCGGCTTATTCTTGTCTACTAGACCCAAAGTAGCCTCTTCCCCCGCTTTTGCCAAGAATGCGGACAGATACTTGGCCTTAACCCTCAGATTCGAGACGGTAACCGGTCCATCGAACAGCGGGTCGGGTTCGATCTGGTCGTACGGCGCTTCGTCCGAAGCAGTTGACCCTACCCCAACATTTCTATATTGTACCACACCTTCAGCGAAATGTAAATCAATTCCTCCTTGATCTACAGCTTCGTCAATTAAAGTTTCTACGGTCCGGATCGCGGACACCCACTCCTGGGTCTTGAAACCGAACTTCAGCTTGGGTTGAATGGCCAACAACGGGTCAAAGTTGGGATACACTTGTGTGGGTTTAGAAGCGAACACTCTGATTCCGCCGGACTTAGCCCAAACGTGATTATTGGATTCTCCGAGCAAGATGGAACTTCCATCCATTATCTGGACAACTGATGCCGCTGGCAGGTTGAGGGTAATCTTGAACTCAAACAGTCCTGATCCTGAGACCTTAGCAACGGTAAGCATGTTCGCGTCCGTGCCTACAATCCGGTACCCTCGTGGGGCCTCTTCTTCGAGACCCATTGGAAGACTTTGAAGCAGGACTACCCCTCCGAACGCCGAAGCCTTGTTAGGGGACGCGGACGCTACAGCTACTGATAGAGCTTTCTTGAAGTCGTCCGCGTTCAGTTCCAAGGTCTTGGCTGGGGCCTCGGGAATCTTGATCGGTTTGATGTCCTGAACCTCCAGTTCGATCTTCGCGCGCGCGGATTTTAGAGACAGCAGCTTCTCTTCTTTTACGATCTCGATCTGGCCCGACATCCGCCCGACTACCTGACTCAACTTCTTTCCATTCACGGAGAAGCAGCCTCCTAGTCCGGATAATTGACTTTCAGAGACGGCCCAGATATCACTATCCTGAGCCGAAATTCCGTGTTCCCCGATCTGGTAAGACTCAGAACGGACTGGCGATAGAGGCTTCAAAAACCGTTTGATTTCGCTCGCATTTATAAGCATACATCCTCCTTTTGGCTCGACAAAAGCATAGTTTTTAACCAATCCGCTATTTTCCGATGCTCCTCTGCGGTTCCATAACTTTTGATGGCGTTAGCTCTGTGAGAGATCACAGCCGTATTTCTCTTCGTGTATCCTTTGGTAGGATCAATTCGGTCGATAGAAGGGGACCCATCGTGGGATTTACCCACCCCTGGCGACAGCGGAATACCCAAAACAGGACACGAAACGGGTACGTGTAGGTCAGAAATTTCTAGATCAAAATCCAAATTTTTATCTTTTGCCCGTTTTCTTGCTTTTCGAAGAAGAGTTATTTTTCCGTCTCTTGTTGATAGTGTATTTTCGTCTTGGAAACTATCTTTTCTAAGAGGGTCGAGAGCTGAATCGATCCAATTTGCTACGAGTAAATGTTCTTTCCAGCTTCCATTACTTTTTATTGTATTAGCTTTATCGGAAATAACAGCTATGTTTCCAATAACATACCCCATTCCACACTTCGAGCAAACTTTCATCATTCTGCTTCCCCCTCTTCGTACCGATCCGAAATTTGCTCGAAGCTTGCGAACTCACCAAACGAGGTAAGATAGCAAGCTGAGTTTCCAGTTCCCATTGATCGCCCCTTCAGCAGCTTCACCAGCGTTTTATCCTCGTATACGCCCTTAGTCATCGTAGGATCATCTGCCTTATTAAGCTCCCTGTGGATGGTAACCACTGAGTTGGAGGCATCTGCCCACGCTCCGGAGCCTTTTGCATCGGTCAGGTGAATCTGCTTACCCTTTGTCTGCTGCGTTGCCTTCCGAGGCTGACCCACGTTAAAGAACACGACCTTGTAGGTCTCGGCTATCTGCTTGATCCGGGTCATCGCTGCTGTTTGAACCTGAGTCTCGTTGTTCATCCCCGTGGTCAGGTGGTGGAAGTGATCCAGAACGACCCCATATGGTGACAAACGTTTAATAGCAGCCTCAAGTAGATCAAGGACCGCGTTGATATCATTCAGGACGGGGTCGAACCCCACGTAGTACTCCACACCTTCCAACTCATTCGCGGCCTGTTTCTTATCGGAGCCGGTCAGAAAGTTTCGGTCTTTCCTGAGAACCTGCGCTGTCACCATTGTAGCAATCTCCGCAGGTCGCATTTCGGCTTGGAAGTTGACAAATGACCGTCCGTACTTCCTAGCATTATACAAAGTCCATTGTAACACAAAAGTGCTCTTGCCCATACCACTATTCGTGGCATTGATTCCGACCACGTCTCCAGGCATGATATTCACCATTGTGTCTACGTCGTGCCACGGGGCGCGCATTCTATCTGGGTGGTCAGAAAGAACCGCATCATCCCCCGACCGCATAGTTTCCTGTAGCGAGTATACAGAGGGCATCGGCTGCGACTTAGCCTTGCTCGTCAGCTCCTCTACGAGATTCTTGAATTTTGAAAGGTCTCGTCCGCAGGCTTCGAGGAACGTCTGGTTGCCGTCCTTCATCCCCTCCGGCCAAGTTAGCAGGTAGGTCTTCTCCCCCAACTCCTTCCATAATTTGCTCATATACCCGGAACCGGTCGCGTCGGTATCTCCCGCCAGCACTACATAGGATGCCTTCATCAACTGATCCTTCATACTGGGCGTTAGCTTTGTTCCCGCCGAAGGAACGGATACAGTACAAAGTCCAATTTGTGTGAGGGCGGCGCAATCGAACTCACCCTCACAGACGTATACCGGTTCGAAGCAATCGATTGCCTCGGTATTGAACAAAGCCGTAGACATCCCCGGCTGTCGGCTGAACCCTCCTGGTTTTTTCCGGACGATTGATCTGTACTTGACACCAATAACCTTATCCCCTTCGATTGAAGGAAAGGCAATCCATCCCTTGTCGGCAATGTCCGCACCATCCTGTCCAGACAGAGTTCCAATATTTTGTGCAAATCCAAGTCTTAGCTGCTGCGCGGTTGCGAGTGTAATCCCGCGCTCAGAGTCCAGATAATGGACAGCCTCTGGTGAGTTTGCCAAAGCCTTTTCTAGTGCGCCCCACCTGCTCAAATCAATAACTTTATAAACCTTGGATTCCGCGACAGGCTTGAAAGTCGCTTCTACCTTTGTCTTCGCTTCTTCCCACGAAGATGTTTGTCCTATCTCTTTTTTCACCTTCTCTACAGCCTCTTGGAAGCTGATTTTATCGATCCGTTCTAGGAGCTGAAAAATGTTGCCCGACCCGCAGCCCGCACCCGAGAAGCACGTCCACCTCATATCCGGATAGACAGAAAAGGAGGGGTGTGAGTCTTGGTGCAAGGGGCACGAACCCGTGTATAGATTCCCAGCCTTCTTCAACCCACGAACGTACTGCCCATAGATTTTAAGAACTGCCGGGTTCGATTTAAGCTCATCCAGGTTTTCCACTAGGTCCAATCCTCTTGAACATCATATGACCTGAGTTGCCGACGAAATTCTACCCAGTCGGTGTCTTCCTCTGCCATTATCGTGAGAAGTTCTGCCGCTTTATCAACAGCGTCGTGGGTGTGAAACGTGTGACCGAACAGTTCGCCACTTCGTTCGAGAAACGACCCGGCAAACAGGACGACATCAGGCAGCGGCTCGTTATTTCTCAAGCTGAATTCGCTGATTAGCATGGCTTCTCCTCTACAACATCCTCCCACATGAATCCGTTCCAACGAACAGCGCGCCTGTGTTCCCCCACGGCATCGATAACGACGTAGTATTCCGGATCAGTGATCCACTCCCAGTGTTGCTGAATCGCCTCATCTATGGTTCTGCCATGATCGCAACCAGAACTCAAACAGCCACCCTCTTTACGTTCGACTCCCCGTTGGCTCAAGTACCAAGTTCCTCCGTCTCGCAACACCAAGCAGGTGTTTGTGGGGTTGAGTGCCCGGATCGCCTTAAACTTGTCTAGCCAAGTCATTTCCATGTGGTCTCCTATTCAAACTTCTTGAAGCCGTTGTCGAACGCCCACTCCGATAGTTGCCGTTCTGAAAACACGTCACCCGGGTCCAGATTTTCCTGGACCCAAGTAACAGCATCGTCTAGCGGAAAGCTAGGAAAGTTCAAAGCCTCGGCTAGGAAAATGTCGTTCTTGTTGATTCCAAAATCGTGAATCATGATTCCTCCGGACCCTCAGGCAGTGGCATCCAATGTGTTACTTCAAAACGTTTGGCAGAACCCATCATCCAGTTTCCTTCTTCATCTAAGAAGCTGGTTTCTACGTTTCCTTCTCTGGTCGGCCATACCCATACTACCCATACGAGAACATCCTCATTTTCGTAAGGCAGTCTAGTTTTAACGCTAATCCAATCTGTCATATTTCCCCCTCTTCTTTTCTCGGGCTAACCAGAATCGCTGTTGAGTAATCAGGCTCCCACATCGGCAAATCTTCGTTAGCCTTGTTGAAGTCGTTTAGTGCCTTCTCAAGTTCTTCAACCCCATTTAGGTCGTTTATATCTGCGTCCTCCCACATATTATCAAGAAGATTGCAAGTTACATCTTCAAGATTGACATGGGGTAGTGGAGTAGGTTTGCAGGCCCAGACATACTCAGGCTCCTGCCCCTCCGAGTATCGGTCGATAGCGTCGTCTACGGACTCATAAAATTCATCACCATCGAGAACATGGTCGCCGGTATATTCTGCCTCTGTGATCTTGGTGGCCTTCTCAAATCGGTCCCACTCTTTCTTGCTTTCCTTCAGGACCCACTCTTTGTGTTCGCAATCCTCGCAGACTTTGTAGGAGCCGTAACGCTTGATTGTCTTTCCACAAGCACACAGCCGTTCTCCGTGGCAGAAATCCGCCTCTTCCTTCGTCCAGGCGACTACTTTGCACTCCGAACAGTAGAAGATTCCCGCAGTAGTTCCGTCTTCTTTAAAAAGTTCGATTGCTGACATTATTCCTCCTCGTCCATTATCTGGACAACCTTTCCATCCACCACTGTTTAGCCTTCTTTTGAACCGTGCCCATGATTTCGCTGTCCTTGAATCCGGAGGCCGCGATTGTATCCGCTTCTTCCTTGTACACATCTGAGCCAACCAGCTTTAGGAAAGCGCCGGTACTCTTGATGTCCAACTCTCCACCTTGTTCGAGAAGAGACTCTACTTTCTTTTCCAGACGGTGCTCCGTCAAAACAGAACCCACCAACTCATTGATCGACGCCAGCTTTTCAACATCGACGGCGGCTAAGGTCTTGACCTTGGTCTCAGAGTGCTTCTCCCCCTTGACCTTAAAGGCCAGATCGTGAGTGTTGAAATTGTCGTTCTGAACTGGCCACCAGACGATCCCTTCCCCAACCCCCGAAACTCCGAACGCTTTTCCGACTGGACATTCGTTCTCTACGGATTGTGTGAGTTCTACCAATCGGTTCTGGGATTCTTCTGGTTTGTTGAAATCAATCTCGATTGTCCAAGTTGGGTAATCGTAGACGCACTTCAGACCGTCACCAATCGATAAACGAATACCATCCGAGTGCATCCATCTTCCGGTATTTAGGCTCCTGATGGCGAACACGATGAACTGCTTGGGCACTTGAGATATTGCTACGCCCTTTTGAATTCCTTGGCCGCACCATTCCCCATAAACCACATACCCGGACTTGTCCAGATGTTTGAAGAGATCAATGTTGTCGTGAACCCAAGAAGCGAACCCGGCGTTGTCCTTCTCGGGAGTGATGATCTGTGTCCGAGACTGAACGTAGAAGTCACCATCAGGAGGGAATACAACAGACGAGTTGGTTCCGTGGAGCTTGACCGACCCCGCAAAGGTCAAAGTAGGGAGAGGAACCCCGTCGTGTTCCGCTCGTTCTCGAACGAGCTTGATCGTGTTGCGAAATTGCTGAATTTCAGGAAACGGAATATGTGCCGGCATCTAGTCCTCCTTTGAGCACAAAACCATTATACCACAGCTTTGTCAGTTTCGGACAACAATTCCGCGAGAGGATCAAATATTTCGGACTCGTCCTGCTTCATCTTCTCCCGCGCTTGCCGGTCAATCTCGGCTTCTTCTTGGAGTCTCCGGGCGGTCGCGTCTCTCAGGGTCTTGGCTTTTTCAGCTTCCTGCTTCTGCTTCCTAGCGGAGTACGCAAGGTTGTCCGCTATCTGGACAAACTTTCCAGGGGCGTACGACAGGTTTTTGGTATCATTCAGGTCCTGCGTTTCGACCCAGGTTTTGAACGCCGACTTGATTTCCTCGGCGGTGAACTCTTTCAGCACTTCTGCTAACCGTGCCCGTTGCTTGTCTAAGAAGCATACAAGGCCACCAGACGCGTAGGAAAGCTCCCGGACTAGGGAAACTACCTCCGGGTCTTTGGCGGAGGCTAGAGAAGGTGTATTTGAAGACAGTCGGTCGGAGGCTACTTGGTTGTATGCGGAAAGAGCACCCTTCGGGTAGTCATCTCCCTCTGACAGGAAGGAATCGAAGTCATTTAGGACGGCTTGCGATCCGTGGGCGTTGCTCAGTAGCTTCAGATTTTCCCAAGTATCGGGGTACCCAGTAATCTTCATGGACCGCTTGATTCCGATGTTCGTCATTTCCTGCTTGAACGCTTTCAAGTTCATACCTTCTCCTTGTCCGTTATCTGGATTTTCAAAATCAGAGAGAGAATCGGAATTTCTTTCTTCCTTCTCTTCTCTTTCTTTCTTTACTTCCTTACTTACTTCCTTGCTATTTTTTGCTATCGGGTTGCCATCATTTGCCATAGGTTTGCTATTTTTGCCATTCCACCGGGCTTTGGCTCCCTCTTTTCCGGCTTCTGACCGTGCTTCGCGGATTTCTTGGATTTTATTCCAATCATCTTGGAGTCTCTTTCTTGTCAGAACCTGAACACCGTCTATCAACTCTCGGGTGAACATCCCCAAGACCGTGTCGCGGACAGATAGCCACTCTTCGTGGTCGGTACAGTATGCCATTAGCTCTAGTTCTTCTTCGTCGTCTGGGAGGTTCGGTCGGACTTCGCAGACAAAAGCTTCGTGCAACAGCATCATGTAGGTTTTAAGCGCTGTGGGGGTCATTCGGCGGACCCGCACATCTGCCATGAACTCTTCGTGGCCCCACGGCTGGTACTTCCCCTTACTGTCTGCCATTTTCCTCCTCTCTACGCCCCTTGGGTTGGCACCAAAAGAGAATCCATCTCTTCTGGCTGGATGATGAGAAATTCTCTTTTGTTTATTCTTCGAATTAGAGACATAAGAATCAATTTTTCATTGCACTGCTCGTGTGCGTCGATCTCCCTGATAGGAGCCCGAACAGTACACCAAATACTCCCGGAATCCGTAGTTTCCAGCAGTCCCCAGTCCTTCGGAATCTTGTCTTTGGGTATGATGTCAAAGGGGGCCAGATAGTACCTCTGGTTTCCCATTCCGCACCCTAGAGCACTTCTAGTTTTGCAACCGTCTTGATGGAAGTCAGCTCGATTGGACTTGCATTCTATGAGAATAGAACGCCCCAAAGGGTCCCACCCAATTGCATCAGGCGTGTCGTCAGCAGATGTTACCAACTCCGAAGCAACTATAGAACAACGCCCTCCACGGGGAGGGCCACCCCTCTCGACAGCAACTGTGCGTGTTTTTAGCCAGCTTATGGCAAGTTTTCTCAAATCTTCGTGCGATAGTTTACTTACAGGCATTCTACCTCTCTCCGTCGTAAAGCGTTATTTCCAGTCGTAAAACAGTATTATACTGCCTGTTTCGTGGGAATCCATTATCTGGACAGTCTTTTCTTCAAGTCTTCCAGAGAGACCGGCGTATAGTCTACCGCCTCGCAACTGACGTTGTAGTATCTCGGGCCGAAGAATCCTTGCGGGAGTGCGTGAACGTGCCCGTGGATATTTGCTTTGAATCTCCCTAGGCTATCTGGATGTAAGGGGATGTGCGAGAAGATAAGTCCGTCTAGAACCCGGACCCCGTAAATCTCGTCGAAATACTTCATGTACTCTTTGGTGGGGTAAATGTCATGGTTCCCCCTCACGAGTCTTTTATGCCCGTTACACCGCCTAACCGTCTCGATGTATTTCTTTTTCATAGCCACGTCGCCCAGATTATACACATGGTCTTGGGGGCGCACCACAGAGTTCCATCTGTCAACCATATGTTGGTCCATCTCCTCAACACAAGAGAAAGACCGAAGAGGAGACCCATCTTCCCGTTTAAAGCCTAGGATGTTAGAGTGCCCGAAGTGATTATCTGAGATTACAAAAATGTTAGCCAAATCTCCTCCATTATCTGGACAACTCTCTTCCGTCGGCGTCGTAATACTTTAGATCGAGTGGATGAACGGGCAAGTCAAACTTCTGGCCATCGAAGCGGACGTGGACGTACATATCGTAGGAACGTTTTCTCGCCACAGTCCCATACTCGGGTCTATGGCCTTCCATATAAACCCTCTGTCCAATTTCAACAGGAACTCCGTAATACTGTTTTACGTATTCGTAGGCCATTATCGGTCCAACTTTCCACCCAGAATTTTAGGCTCTTCGTCGAGCATAGATAGCAGGAATCCGTAGCTGCTTACTCGGGGCTTCGGTGGCATAGTCTTGTCCGAGTACTCAGATAGTTCCTCGCAGTTTGCTGGGTCTCCACACCTTCTCAGGTAGTCGAGACCACCATCTACCGATAGCGCTCCACAAGAGCAGGTTACGAAATCGTGCCTATTTTCCGACTCAAGTTCGTCCCCACACTTTTTGCAGCGAGCAGCATTACGTATGATACGTTCCATTACTCCTCCTCCATTCTAGTTACAGTGCTAGTTCCTACGTATCGTGCGTCGGCCTCTGGGTTCAAAGGTTGGCACAGCATCTCCAGGGGTTCCCCCAACTTCAGTCTGATCTCCAAGTACGACCCTTTGGGCGTCCTCAGTGGTCCAGACTTCGGGTCTTCGTGCAAGCGCTCCCAGGTCTTCGCGTCGAGGTCTACGCGGTATTTGCTTCCTGATTTTGTGTGAACGATCATTCTCCCTCCTCGCTTTCTAATTCTGTTAGCCAGTCCTTCTCTTCCGTAGCATTGGCCGGTTTGATCTGAACCAAAGTCTCGTCTCGGCGCGTGTTATTTTTGGTGCAAATTGGCAAAAATTCACACCATGCGCAGTCCGCGTTGGGAAATCTCACACCACCGTCCGCAGGGAAGAACCCAGAATCAGACGCAGATTTGAGGGCGATCATATCTTGGCCGATCTGTTGGCCGATCTCTGGCAAGTCTTCTTCTGGTATCGACCCTCTCACAAATTGGATTTTGACCTTAGTGACCGCCGATCTTTCGACTAGGCACATCCGACCGTCGGCAAGATATGCAGAGACTACCGCCGCCTTGGCCTCCGTGCTTCCCTTTCCCTTGATGAGGTCTAACTCTTCGTCCATTATCCGGACAGTTTCAGCGGTTCCGAGAGTCAGGAGTAACTGAGTTGACTCAGAGTCCTCAACCGGCTTCTCTTCCGCTTTGAAAACGACCAAGGGTTGTCCAGCTTTCCAATCTCGGGAATCCTCTAGCAGAGTAACATCCACTCCTTTACGAAAGGAACTGGGGTCACATTTCACGAAGTTTAAGAAACTGACTTGGTTTATTCCACTGACCCATGCGTATTTTCGGAGCTGGCCATCAAGAGCCATCAAATCCGAAGTTACTGGGAGGGCCTTAGCCGCCGTCTTCACGTCGATAATTAGTCGGGTTCCGTCTTCTAACGTAGACAGCATATCCGTGTATCCCATGAAGCTGAGACCACCATACGTGGGGTCCCCGGGCCACAATTCCTTGAGGAACTGAAGCTGCCACTTGGGATTTCGAATTGGGAAAGTAGGAAGGAGGATGGGGTATAAGCGCGCCCAGTCCTTTCCAAGATCATAGACGTTCTTCCAATCCTTCTCCTGGTCGGTATAGGCGAGGTCAATGTCCGCGAATTTGAGCCACAGGCGCTGCCACTCCGATTCGAAGTCCCCTTCTTTCAGGCCGTTGTCGTGATAGAACTGGAGAGCTGATTCCAGACACTTTCCAATGGAGAGGCTTGCTTTGCGCGCCTTTTGTTTCCAGCCATCGATCCTGGAGAGCTTGAACTTTCTCCTACATAGACGAAAAGTGTCCAACGCACTAGAGGAGCTGTGGGTAACCTCACGACCAGAAGCACTAGTGTAAAGTACGCTCATCGTTCTCTCCAATCCGATACTGCCTCATCGTCGCTGATTGGTTGGTCTGTTTCAAACGGAAAGACCTCCCACATCAGGTTCGGCTCGATCTCTTCTATTTTGTCACGCCATTTTTCCGCT